ATGCTTAGCTCTTGGGCACTCATGCTAAATGTAGGCTTTTATGCCTTTCTCTGGCTCTTCTTTACCACACTGATCGTCAATGGACTGAGAGATACGCTCCTCTGGGACGGACGCGTTTTTGGCGTCATTGCCCTCATTTTTTTGGCTATATTGATTTACTACTGGTGGCCTTGGTTTAGATATGACCCTATGCAAAGAGTGCCCACACTCGACATGCTTAACGAAGACGCATTGTTAAGTCGACTTAAGGCAGCATTTATCGGATCCCTGATCGGAATAGGTGCTGGAGCAATCGCTTGGCAATACTTTCGCTCAAACCGATAACTATCAAACACAGCCAGCATTACCGCACATTAAATACATACCCCTGCAAACCACCTAAAGCGCTCCTGTATCCGTCAGCAACGCTTGCCATTTCTGTATATCGTTCTGCGCACAGGCCGACCACGTGGCGCAGCTCGCTGGCAATTCGGGCGTTTGCATCCAGCGTTTGTCCGGCTCGGGCAGCCTGAGCGGCGACACGATCATTGGCGGCGGCGAGCTTGCCGCGCAAGCCGTCAAGATCGGCGCGAGCAGCCACAGCAGCACGCTGGGCCGCATCCAACTGTGTTTGATACGTAACTCGAACATCCTCCACCTCCTTTTGTAATCGTTGTTCCATCAGGCGCGCACGGACTTCGGCCTGCAACTGCGCCGCCCTGGTCTCTGCGCGAGCCAGCTCATAGCCCTTGCGATACTGCCCCTGGCCATACAGCGCCACCCATAAAAAAAGGGCTGCCAGAACAGCAGCCCCTGCTAAAGCAGACTTGATAGACATAGCTGCCTCTCCGCCTGACGCCGCCGCTCCAGCCCCCGCAGTTTGCGGCCACCGGCATAAACCCAACGGTCTAGCTCCCGACATGCTCCGGCTATATCCTGAACCCGTAGCTTGCGCAGCAAAGTGGAATTGGCAAACGCCCCGGCCCCCACGTTGTAGACAAAGCTGCTCAGTGCCACACGGACTTCGTCGGGCAAGGGATAGCTCACAGAGCGATCCACCACAGCCAAAGCACGACGCACCTCCTGCTCGGTCAAAGCGTCACAATGTGCCGGGCTGGCCACATCCCCCAGCTTGACCCCTTGCGTGTAGCCGTCGCAAATGGTCGGGATACCCACCGGGTCCACATAGGCGATCAAAGAGCGCCCTTCCCAAGCGGCAACCAGAGCAATCGCCGCCGAGATCACCCCCGCCCCCCACTTAGTCTTCAGATCCATGCTTCCACTCCTTGAGCTGGCGCCAGGCCTGCCGCACCCCACCCACAATCCGCGCAGCCGCCCGAATGAACTCGGGCAGCTTGGTCACGATCAAAATCACCACATAAGCCGCCCATAAAGTCAGCACAAAATCCTGCATGGTCCAACCATAAATAAGCAGGGCCGAACCGGTGCTTATGGGTAGGTGAGCGGCGTCGTTATTCAGCACAGGCCCTTCTCCTTAATCAAACTTGCCCTGTCTGCTGCATCCTTTTTATGGATGCAGCAGACATAAAAAAACCCGCTCAAGCGGGCCGAGGCAACAACATTCACGAAACTGCGATGCGGACTACACAGACCACTCAAACTGATCCACTTCGGCTTTACTGCTTGCTTGCTGAACTTGCTCGGCCAGCAGCGCATTGCGCTGCATCAGGCTCACAATACGTGCCTTGGCCTCTCGCCCCAACTGCTGAATCTGCTCCGCCGTATGCATACGCATAGCCCAATCGTCGGCCTGGTTCGCGCACCAAAACGGTGTGGACCAATCAGCAGCAAGGCCAGGCAGCAAAGAATCAGCCAGGCTACTCGCCAGGTTCAGTTGATCAGTTTCATTGCTGGGATATCGGTGCAGCTCCCCCAGGACCGTGGACTCAAATCCCTCCTTGATAGCTGCCCGGCAAGCTGCCGATAAAGCTGTCATCTTATTTTCCTTATAGATCTGCAGCTGAGCCGCTGCAGTCACGACCTTGCGGCTATCAATGTTGATCTGCATCGATTTCCTCCTTCATGTCAGACTCAGGATATGTCTCAAAATCAGTTTCAGGCGGCAGTTCTGGAGCAGGTACTGGCGGTGGGCACTGTTCGGGTAATACAACCAGACCATCCTCACTAATCACGACCGGTTCAGGAAAACACGCTGCCGGAGCTGTTTGATCCGCTGCGATATGAAAAAGCAGACCATCAATCTCGATGCTGTCAGCATGACGCGTAACCGTGGCCTGCTTCAACAAGGGATGCTCGATTGCGCCGGCTGGCAGGACGTCGCCAGGAGACAGAAAAGACAAGTCAAGCTCTTGCTCATTAATTTTCAGGATGGTGCCCAAACGCTCAAGATTAAGCTTTTGGGCCGTACCCACAGGGACCTGTGGGCATAGTTTGATGATGATGTTCATTATTTCCATACTCCAATTGCTACATAATCAACGGCGGCACTCGTGCCGGTATCCACAATGCCGCGGGTGTCGCGAATAAAGAAACTCCCCGACCCAGACCCCATCCCCATTTGAGGAACGGCATAGTATCCAGAGCCATCAGACAAGGGCTGGATCACCGTCGTAGGGGGTGCATTAAATGCCATGGGGTAAGCGATCACCGGACTGGTGGGCTTCCAGCTATTACCGCTAAAAGTGACTTGCCCTCGACAAATTTGAGTGCCGTTAGCAAGCCGTATCCAATTGCCATTCGAGTTTGACCCCGACTGCACAACGGAGCCCTTTGCGACGTCACCCACAATATTCTTGTCATGAACCAGCTTGCAGGCTGGGCGGTACTGCCTCTTGCCCGAGACCCCACCATTCAAATAAAAATTATCGCTATAAGGATCAGTAGAAAGGCGCAGCCCCGCATTCATATTGCTGCCATAGGGCATATCAAGGAAGAACGAACCACCGCCCCAGGTTACTGCCCGCGTTTGGTAGTACCAGCCGAATGGATTGGAACTGTCCCTGCCATTGGATGGCGTAGTAGTAGCACCGCCCAATCCAAACTCGCCTACATTCAAAGTGGTCAACCAGGCTCGATATGCTCCGGATCGGCGTCCTCGGTGAACCAAACCACCATCTGAGGACATATAAATCTGGGCACCCACCGTACCCGTCTGGCGATGCCATACAACACCAGGTGCCGTTGTCGGCCTGTTTGTGATTGCAGTGCTCACGTAATACATCCCTGCCGGGACATTCATATCGTCAAGCGACTCGGAGGGCCACTGGTCATAAGAGTTTGCAGCCCCAAAACTGCCCAAGCCAAATGCTCGACCATTGGTCAGGATTTTCCAGGTTGTCGGATCGTTAGGTGCGGCTTGCAGATCCGTCTTTTTTAAAACCGAATCCCACTCCCATTCAGTTTGGGAAAGCAAAAGCAGCGAAGCGACCCGATCTGCCAACTCTTTGACGTAGCCCTGCATGGGGGCCAGAGCATAGGCTTGACCACTAGCAGACGCACCTCGATAAACCTGCGTCAGCGTCAACGACGTGTCTGACGCAATGTTCTTTACTTCATAAAGTTGCCCATCAGGTGCCACAAATGCCTCACCCCGACGCGCTCCAGAGAGCCACTTTGTCCCAGTTCCGATCACTGTGGCATTGTTTGCGGCGACCTTGACGGTTCCGGCGGTATACCAAGCCATTGCTATCCTCCTATGTATCGTATGCTTGCCACCTGGCTACAAACAATCAGCACTAAAAAAAACCCGCATGTGCGGGAATTATTAGAACTAGGCACTACTGTCATAGCCTTAAAAGTCATGCTTTCCATCTTCCAATAGCGATTACAAAAAAGTCGGCCCAGTTATCGTTCTCAACTGAACCGGTCACTTTTCTGAAGATCACTCCTGTATTTTGGATCTCCAAAATTGGCGCTACCGCAAATCCGCCATTGTCGCCTCCACCACTGACAGTAACGGCAGGTCTGGATATGAATGCCAAGGGATAATGCCAAGGCTTGGCATTCCATCCATTGCCGGGAAAATTTTGATTGCCGTAGCAAATCTGAGTGCCATCAGCGAATCTAACCCATTGACCAGAAACGTTAGACCCCTGACTTATGACAGACCCAACAGTCACATCACCTACAATGTTTTTGTCATGAACCAGCTTGCAGGCGTCCCGATACGTTTTCTGTCCAGACACCGCACCGTTCATATAGAAATTGTCTGTATACGGATCAGTCGAAATCCGCAAGCCGGAATTAACGTAGGTTGTGTTGTAGGCCAGATCTAGGAAAAACGCCCCACCACCCCAGGCCGGCTTAGCGCCGGATTTGTAGTACCAGCCAGTTCTTTGCGCATCCCAAGACTCAGGAACGGCTTGGGCACCGCCGAATCCATACAACCCAGCAGTCAGCACTTCTCGCCAGCCGTTATAGCCGTTAGAGCGGCGACCTCGGACAACCATATCTCCGTTGAACGACACGAAAATCTGCCCACCACCAGAACCTGACTGACGGTGCATAACAACACCTTGCTTTAGCACGCGGTCTGGCAGACCACTTGCCTGAGCTTCTGCCGGTGGAACATAGTACAGGCCAGACCCGACGCTCGCTGTATCTAGACTTCCACCTGGAAAGGCGTCACCACTTGCCACGTCACCAGCACCCGTAGACCCAAGGCCATATGCTCCCACCGTCACCAACTCTTTCCAGCTATTTGCCGCTCCATTATTGACTGTGCGGACATGCCATTTGTCAGTGATTGGTGAGTTATACAGCAAGCCATAATATGTTGAGCCCCAACCCATCTTGAAATAGGCCCCGCCAGTATGTCTGTCCGGCTTGCCTTCATCCGAAGAACCCGATCGATAAATACCATTGACCGTGTTATTCAAGATATTCTGATCTGCAGCTACGCCATTCGCTCCCCCAAATCCCCAATCAGCATTTCGCATCACGCGCCCTGTAATAGGGTCTATCGTCGATGTCGTCAGAGTCCCCTTAGCGGCTGTCCCTATGTCCGAAAGTGCAGGCAGTAATTCTGCTGCACGATCTGCCAGCTCCTTGACATACCCTTGCATGGGGGCCAAAGCATAAGGCTGGCCCGTAGCCGTCGCACCACGATAGGGTTTCGTCAGCGTCAGGGAGGTATCAGAGGCAATGTTCAACACCTCATACAATCGGCCATCAGGCGCCACAAAGGCCTCACCCTGCCGGGCACCGGCCAACCACTTGGTTCCAGTACCCGTCACTGTTGCGCTGTTTACAGTGACCTTGACTGTCCCTGCGTCATACCACGCCATTGCCGCCCTCCTGCTGAAGCTGGGCCTCAGATGCCGCCTCGGTCTGCTGCTGAGAATCGCCGGCCTGCTGTACACCCGTGGCGAGAATGTCGATCAGGCTACGAATCATGCCGCCAGCCAACTCTGGCGTGAGGCGATTACCCATGTTGTTCTCGAAAACCTGCGCGATGGATTTGTGAATACTCATTGAACACCCATAAAAAAAGCCGCTTCTTAAGCGGCTGGATATTTCTCTTTGACGGCTCGGCATTGAGCCACCCATTTATCAACATCTGGCGGTAGTTGCTGGCCTTGCTCCTGCAAATGCCGGGCCAGCTTGTAAACTGCATCGAGCTGATCCCCGATATCCGGATACTCCCGTTGCCGGCGTTCTGCGTGGTTATTCGGCTGGTGGTGGATTTTCAACGACATACCTCCCTTCTAAATAAGGCCAACGCGTGACCGTGATTTCGTACGTGCCGGGGTATTGGAACGACAGCTCCACATCCCCGCCCTCTGTGCATTCGTACTGCTGCTCCTCCAGCGTGATGACGCTGCCGGGGCGAACTCCGCGCAGCACCAGGCCCTCTGCCACGACCGGGCAGGCCGGACGTTGACGTGCCTGTCCACCGTAGAACCACCAGGAATCATCAAGCGCGCCCGGAGCGACTCCCCCCGTCCAGGCAGCGACAGTAGGGGCCAGAACATAATCTAGGTGCCCCTCAATTACCCCGTCAAACCGGCCTGTGCCCGGCATAAACAGTGTCACGGATTTATGTTTTGGTCGCATATATTCACCTCATATTAAACAGTACGACCGTATCCACGGCGGAAAGCAGCGGTGGTGGGGTTGGGTCGATACCTGGTCTCCAGCTAACGTCTGTGGCCCACACGTCTATGGTGTTATTCCCAGCATTCAGCTCAGTGCTCACTACCTTTGAGATAGAGTTCTCAATGTTGGGCAGATAAGAGTTGTTCGAGTAGATATGCAAAGCGGGAAACTGGGCCAGTATCCATCCGTTCACACGAATAACAATCTTGTTATTCCGAACAATTGACGACGAAGCAGTGCCGTTATAGAACACCATGATATTGGCTATACCGCCATAGGGTGTGCTGATTGTCACACTACCAGAACCTGTACGAGATGCGTGTAGCGTTACCGCATTGCCCGCGAGCCGTAACGTATCGACCTCCGCATGCCCAATGTGGGCGGTTTTAATGGCGGCATTTTTAATCTTTGCGCTGGTAATCGCCGCATCCTCGATCTTGGCGGCATTGATTGCAGCGTCCTGGATCTTGGCTCGCGAGATAGCCGCATTAGCAATCTTAGCTTCCGTGATCGAAGCAAAGCCAATCAGCGCCGTATTCAGAATGCTGGCCCCACCCTGCACCGAAAACACCGTAACCGGATCACCATTAGTCGCGTGCATGACGGCAAAGCGGTCAGCCAGCACAGCAAACGTAGACTGCATCACGCCAGACTCGTTGGTCAGGTCCAGGCCGACACCTGCGACATACCGCACGCCATTGGCGTTAGCTTGTAGTTTAATCCCCCACGCTGCCGATACTTTCGTGAACTCGCCCTCCAGCTCTACAAGCGCCTGCAGCGTTTCCTGGACAGCGGCTGATGCCGCGCTTGCCTGCCCAGCCACCCCACCCAGTTCTGCCTGGACGATGCGGATGGACTCAGCCAATGCCCGGTTCTCCTCGGCCTGCACGTTACTAAACTCGGACAATGCGGCACGCGCCTGTGTCAGCCCCACGTTTGTCTGGTACTGATTCAACACGCTTTCAAGGTAGGCATCTTCACCCGCTTGTTGGCGCTTGATTTCAGCATTGAGCACCAGTTGATGACTGGACATTGCCTCCTGCTTGCCCTCCACGTCTGACACGCGTGTCTTAGTATCGTTCAGGGCACCAGCAGTTGCTGCTAGGCCCGTATTGGGATCTCGAACCTCATTTTGCAATGCAGTCAGGCTCTCACCCTGCGAGTTGATCGTATTGCCCTGCTGGGTCACCTTCGTTGACAGTCCGGCAACCGCGCTGGCATTAGCCTGGGCTTGTGTCTGCAAATTGGCCAGGCTCGGCTGCCACTCCATGGCCGGAATAACCGAACCCTTATACAGCGTGGCCCAATGAATGACAGCCTCGCCTGCATGGGTGCCGGGCGAGGGAACGTAATAGAAACGCAGCTCTTTGGGCGAGGGATTAGCCGTACTCTTTCTAAACTCCACCACTTGCACACTGCGAGTGACGTCCTTGTCCAGCTCCCCAACCTTCTGTGAACTGCCTCCCACCCAAATGCCGATAGCAGACGTTGTGTCACCACTGGCTGGTTTGTGGGTGTAGCAGACAATAAGGGTATAGTCCTGCCCTGACTCAAAATCCTCCACCAAGTCGTAACGACCAAACAGATATACCGGCGTGGACCGCACCAGCTCCACATTTGAATCGAGAAGCAGATTACCTGACGGTGCCGACAACGCACCAAGCTCTGCTTCTAACTGAGTGATGCTCTGGCTTTGGCCCGAAATGCTCCCCTCAGCTTGTTCAACACGCGTGGTCAGCGCGTTAACGGCGGTCGCATCCGCTTTCTGATTCGCGGTGGCTTGCGCCGCATCTGCTGCAGCTTTTGCAGCCACCGCAGCGGCTGCCGCGTCCGTTGCTGCTTTATCCGTTACAGCCACCCAGGCACTGCCATTCCAGCGCTTGGGGGTATTGGCATTGTTTTTAGTGTCGATCCAAAGATTTTGAGCCAGGCGCTTGGCAGCCGGAGGAGCTGCTGTTGCAAAGATCACCTCCCCTTTCGCCCCAGCGACAGTGGCGGCAGCCGCTGCCGCATCTTGCGCCGCAACGGCTTTGGCATCGGCGCTGTTCACGCTGGTCGTCAACTGCGTGATGCTGCTTGCTTGTGCATCAAGCTTGCCCTCAGCCGCCGTCACACGTGTACCCAAAGAATTAACGGCCGTCGCCAAACCACGCTGCGCTGCATCCAGACCATCGACCTTGCTAGATAGCGCCGTGGTGGAGTCAGACAAGGAGCGCAGGCCGCCCTCCAACTGCTCGACCTGGGTACGCATGGATTGCACGGAGGAACCCAATGCACCAAGGCCCGTTGCCGGATCCTCCACCTGGCCTGCAACCGTATTGATCTGCTGAGCATTAACCTGGATCCGGCCTTCTGCACTCTCCACCCGGCTGATCGTCTCCTGCGACTGGACCGCCAGAGCAGCAAGACCATCAGTGATCGAGGCGAAGTCTCCGATCAACACCCAATACGCCGCATCCGTTATCTTCTTGCCTGCCGGTACAGCCTTTTTAGCGCGGTACATCTTGTCATTGGCAAAGACAACTGAACCTGCTGCATAGGCTTTTTTCGAATCCCATTTATCAGCAAGAAGCAGCTCTTGTACTTGGCCATTGACCTCATCAACCCGTTGATTCAGTTCACCGAGCTCAAGAGTCAGATCTCCCACGGAATCGCGGATTTTGGGAATGTCGCGGATGTCGCCCATCAGCAGCTCGCCCAAGCCGCCCTCAACGATGGACGGGGTGATCAACTCGTTATAGTCACTGGCTAATACAGAAGGCACACCCCGGATACCAGGCTCTGACTCTGCCGGGAACCACGGTCCTTGAGTACCGTTTTTGTCGATCAGGCGTGCCCAAAAGAAATGCTGCGCCGTCACCGCCAAACCTGTTTGCTCGAATGAGTCTGTCGGATACGCAAAACCACCGGCACTCAGCGAATCTGCAAAGCTTTGTGTCGAGCTATACCTGATCTCGGTGCGCTCAATGATGTTCGGATCGGCCGGAAAACTCCATTTAACTTGTATACCCCAAGGAATGGAGCCAGTCCTCAGATCTGTTACAGGCAAAGGCGCCGACAGCTTGCCAGACAGCTCTATCAGATCTGAATTGCCCCACAGGCTGGACACATCCAGGACGTTAATTGCACGTACACGCGCACGATACGCACCTGCATAGATACCAGGGATTTCAACACTGGTGGAACCTGTACGCGGTACAACAACCCTCTCGGAATTATCCCGACGCCACTGCACTTCATAGGCAACAGCATTAGGAACAGCGTCCCAGGAAATCACCGCATTATGTCGGGCCTGACCCTGATCAATAACATGATACGAAGTGATTGAAACATTGCCCGGAATGCTCTGAACAGGCGGCGGAACAACGCTAACCGGTGCAGTTTCCACACGAGTTTCATAGTCGATCGCGGCATGTTTTCCATCCACATACTGGACAGCATGGATGGTGTACTTAAGATCACCGTCTTCGGCAACACTGATAACCCGATACTTCTGGGTCGACAGATCGGCTGCACTAATAGCCCATGCCGCTTCTGGTTCTGGCTCCAGACTAAAGGGCGGGTCAACTTGGACAGTTTGGGTTTCAGTAGCCTCTTGCGAGGAAATCACAATGGGACGTGACTGCGACACACCATCTGGCAACACAACAGTCAGACGATCTCCAGCAGCAACCTTCACTGTGGCATCCAGCACGACTTCCGATTTTGTGGCAGACCGTACCAAACCACCAATACGACGCCCAGCCAAATGAGCATCCGCAATCTCAATAATTTGCCCAGGCTGTGCGAGTGTCCCCGACAAACCAACGCCGAAAGTAACCGTTTCAGTTTCCATCCGGGAGGTAAACAAGGCACTTCGCCCCATGCGCTGTGCCTGCCCCTGGGAGGTACACCCAAAAGCAGTCAGCTCCAGTTGTCGAACACCGTAACGTGCAATGCCGTCAGGGTCTTCAAGCACTTCAACCTTGGCTCTGCCCATGTCCGTTTCATCATTCCAGGACACAAGGGCAACGGTATAACGGGTTGCGAGACTGGACCCTGCATAATTAAAGATGCCATCCACAACATTGGCATTGGAGTAGGTGTATACGGAATCGCGCGGCATGTCAGCCACGGCCAACACAGTTCCCTGAGCATAATAGGCAATGCCTCGAAAAACAGAGGCCAGATCCTGCAACACTCTCCAAGCCTCAGCCTTATCCTGCAAATACACGTTGCAAGAGAAGCGTGGTTCAGTACCTCCTTTACCATCGGGAACTTGCTCATCACAATACTGAGCAATCTGATACAAGGCCCATTTATCCAACCAGGAGGCTGGCAACAAGCGCCCTAAACCGTCGCATGCATTAGTCGCCAGGTCATAAAAAACCCAGGCAGGATTGTCCGTCCAGGACATTTTGAACGTACCATCCCAGCTACCACTATAGGTATGAGTCCAGGCATCGTAGTTGCTAGGAACACGGACAACACGCAGATACAGATCAAATGCACGAGACGGAATACTTTGAAACTGCTTGGCATTAACTCGTAGACCTATGCATGCTGACATGGGGCGACGAAGCTTGGCATCAGTCACCTCGGTAATCGAGTCTATATAAGTCGTATCGCTAATGGTCGAGTTACTGGCATTAGAGGTCAGCCTACGCACACGGACTGACCAGCCTGTCGTTGCACGGGGTAAATCAATACGATGGCTGCGCGAGTACTGTTGAGTAGTCTTGCCATCAAAGGATGCCCGCAACACTTCAACAAAAGCCGAATTGTCTGTAGACAGCTCAATCACATATTCAACTCGATACCCTGTGATATCGCCTGTTTTCTTGGATTGCTGTTTGAGACCACGCACCGACAATCCCACTCGTAAACCAGAAATATGAATATTCTGGATGGCGCGTGTAAACGGCTGATCAGAACGCAACTCCACATTCACAGCCGTAGCAGACTCAGCGGCTGGAAAACCAGGTATATAGCTTTGGTCTTGCGTCCCAGCTCGAAACTCCATTTGAACATCCTGGAAATTCAAGCTGCCATCCTCATTTTGAATCGGCGTGTTATCCAGGTATACAGAACGTAGCGGGCTATTTTCATGCGCAAAGCCATGAATTGGGCCCGCACTGATCAGGTCAACAATAGAGGCGTAAGCAATGCTATGCAGGTTATCGGCATCTTCAACCGGTGTTCGTGTGGAGCCCCCCCCTCCTTTACCACCCTTGTGGCCTTTAACGCTGTAGCCACCCGAAACAGGAACGGCGCCCTCAGGCGCCGCAATGTTGTAATCAGGAAGTCGCATCACATCTGATCCTCTGAGTAAATCCCGGCAGACACGACAGCGCTACCGACAATCTTTCGTCCATAACCAAGTGGAATAGCGTTACCTTGCGCCGTTGTATTGACTGGTCCATTAAAGTTGTAGGAAGGCTTATTCTCTGGACGGTCTTCTGTACCCAGGCCTTGCTGCATAGGAGAAATCATTTGAAATATCCCTGCTAGCAACAAACCAGCCCCTGCCAACTTCATGCCTAGAACCGTACTTGCAGCAAAACCAAAATCAACAAAAGCTAGGCCAATCAATGCAGCGCCAAGCACCACTTGGAAGAGGCCGCCACGCTTAGCTCCTTTAATAACAGGCGCAATACGAATTTCCTGATCTCCGGCAGGAGCGTGAAATCGCTTCTCATCAAGGTTATCTTGACCCAAATAGCAGGTATAAGCGATCCCTCGATCACACGCCCCCATCAACTCCTGCTCAAATCCTGGCAACAGCACACACAAGGCCCTTACGGCCTCGGCCAGGGAATTGACGGCCAAACGATGCACCCGTCCAAAACGGCTGCCAAGCTTGCCATACAGCCGTATGGTTCGCAGTTCTTGATCCATTGATGCTGTCATCATCACAACAACTCCTTATGTCGAATAATCTTGCGGGTAATCTGCGCCCAATAACCGCCGTAAGGCACGCGCTCTGACAAGTAGCCGTAGGCATGGTGCAACATGGCATCGGGTACCGGATGCAGATAAGAAGCTTCTGCCAAGGGCTCAGCCCCGAGATAAATCCCTGCATGGTTGACCCGCTCACTACGCAGCTGCATCAAGATCACATCGCCAGTTTTAGGGCCGTCTTCGATCTCAACAAAACCCGCTTTTGCAAAGTTATCCAAATACAATTCGTCCCCACCCTCCCACCAGCCATCCTCACGCTCAAAGTCTGGCAGAGCGATTGCCCTTTCCCGGCGATAAAAATCCTGTACTAAGGTGTAGCAATCGAGCACACCGTGATAGAACTGACGGCCGATCAAGGGAGCCTGATAACCCTCGGGACAAAAAGACTCCATGCCCTCAATCTGGGGACCATCATCGCCAGGCATCACCGACACAATCAGCCACTCCAGAGGTTTGACGTGCTCGGCCATTGCCTCGCATGCCACCCGATCAGCCTGACTGGGCACCGCGGGCATGTTCGGATGCGAATGCACAAAGGCAATCAACTCACCCTGCTCCTGGGCCTGTACCCAGTCTTGCGGACGGGTGGCGAAGTAGTCTTCAGGCTCAGCGGCCACATTCACTCCTGGCACATACATTTCCTTGCGCCCCTTGGCCACCACAAAGCCCACTGCTTCGCGTGGATACTCGGCCAAGGCGTGCGCATTAATCGCTTCTATGGTTTTTTTATTCATACGACACCCATAAAAAAAACCGCCCATGGCGGTCGTCCAACGCTTTACTAAAATCAAAAAACCCCGAACACCACAACCTGGCTCGTCTATCAGTTGAAGGTCAGCCCACAGTACCCACCCTCCAGCAGCCAACTATTGCTTAACAGAGGACAAGTACGACGGGCCAAGCTCATCCTTATCGCACTCGGTCAGCAGCGGGTTCACCACCAAAAGAGATCTCGGCTTGCTCTGGCCGACAATTCTGGACACTGGCCCAGCGCAACTGGCAACTGCGTACAAAACCGGGGCAACGATCCAGGGCCGGATCCTGTACGGGTTGATCATTCTTGTCGAACATGGCCGAACCGGTATAGCCACAATACGGGCCACGGTAGCCGCCCACACGCGTCCAGGAGCAATACGTCATGATTTGGCGCCCTGGCAATTGCTGCCCCTGAAAGTCCAAAGGACTGGATAGCTCAAACTCCACAAACTGAGCATTGCTGGCAACACGCTGCTCAATCAACCAGACCTCCAGCGGGAACGCCTGGGTCGGGTCTGCGGTCGGGTTACCTTCAGGGAAGTTGGCCGCATCCAGATACTTGACCAGGGTACGGTGGCGGATAAATCGTGTACCGACCAAGTCACCATACAAGCGACACATAGCAGAAATCACACCCGGGATTTTCTTACCATTCTCATCCACACCAATATTGCCTACCTGAATACTGGGCGTTGGCTGACGCCCCTCTCCCGTACGTTGAAAACCGCTGGCTTGAATGGCCCAGGGCTCGTAGCGCTCTCCCTGCCACCAAACCGGAGTTTCTTGCGGATAGCCATGAAAACGTAAGGTACCAGCACCGATTTCCTCCGCATCCAGCTCAAACACTTCAACAATGGCACCTGGTTCCAGTTTTTGAATATCTGCCGTTATGCTCATGGTCGAAATCCTTGTTCAAAACTGAGTGACAGTTGCCAAACAGGGCCACCTCTATGATTTTTGGTATAACCGCGACACTGCGCCACCATAGCCTCACTCCAACCTGGTGGAGTCCAAAGAAAAGCGCGCCCCTCACCATGGCGGTCCAGGAACTCCTGAATAGGCTTCATCTTCTCCTCGGTACCAACAAACATCAAAGACCAGCCAGACCGTCGCGGGTTCAGACCAGCACCTGCGCTTTGCTCATACCCGTCGCCAAAACGAGCGGAGAGCACACGGTACTGAACCTCTTCAGAAATTGCCTTTTGCTCAGGCAGCCAAATAAATGTTTCCATCATCGTGAATATCCATTGCGTTGATTCCATAACAAGCCGCCTTGTCGCATTTCACGCGACAAAGTCTGCTGCACTTGAGCAGCAATCAGCGTCCCCAACTGCCGGCCCTGCATATCGTCGCCATCCACCTGCGTCTGGCCATCGCCTTGCGACATATTGACTGCCACATTAATCTGGAATCCTTGGGCCCCAGCCTGTCCTGAGTCACTACCGGCGTCCTGCAGGTAATCCGTCAGATCCGAGTTCTGACGGGCGCTCAACACACGCTCACCTTTATCCAGCAACCAGGTTCCCTCATACGGCACACGATCGATACCTTTATGAGCAACACCCATAAGATTCGTCAAAGCAAACGTATTTGCTATTCCTAAAGATGCCGGGACAGCATTAGCACCTTGAGTAGCCAAAGAAACCAAACTGGCTGGCGCACTCCAAGCCCCCGCAATAGTGGCGGCTTGAGCGGTGCTGGTCGCGGTAGTTGTTGCACCTATGGTTTCACCCAACATCGCATTGACCGCCATTCGTACACCGATCTTGATCAACATCTTCAAGACCTCATCGCTAATCCCGACAAACAGGCCACGTAGATCCAGCTCACCTGTTTTCACAAAATTGAACAGGGTTTGTTCAATATTCTCAAAAGCGGTCTCAAACACTTGCTGCGTCAGCGCGGACACATCAATTGCCGTCTCCGAAAACTTGCGCAGTTCATCGGTAAAGAAAGAGGTACCTGCAGCATCCGAAGACCCACCACCTCCAAGTGAAGCCCCCGGCTGTGGTCCAAAGAATGAGCCACTTCCGCCGTAGGTCGGACCGGGGCCACCCATCCCCCCAAAACCAGGCACATGCCCATCCAAAGAGAAAGGGTCTGCCCCAAACCCGGGCAGGCGCGAACCAAACATATTGGAATACGTACCAAACCCGGGAGTCGGGGTTCCTGGCATGGCTGGATAGCTGCCATAGCCCGGCAAGCGGGTGCCGAACATGGGGGCATTTATGTCTTCATTCGGATTCGCAAACCGGGTCAGGCCAGGTACAGGCAAGCCATACAAATTCGTACCTGGATCCGGCATGGGAGCAAGAGGATTGCCACCGGTGCAGCAACAAGGCACACAGTCCTGCGCTGCTGCAGCAGGTATCTGCTCCGCTTTATCCCTAACTGCTTTGGTGGCTTTGGCGGCAGCATCATCTTCTTTTTTCTTCGGCCCGCTGATCGTCTCCAGCACGGCTCCAATACCGGCCTTGATCAACATGCGCAGCGCCTCATCCGCTACACCAACCAGTAAGGCATTCCAGTTGAATTTGCCTGTCTTGACGAAGTCAAACAGGCCTTTTTCCAGATTGCTAAAGGCATTGGTCATAATGCTTTCCATCGGAGTCGCCATATCAGAGGCTGCCTCGATGTATTTGGCAATCGCCGCCTTACGACCTGCATTCCATCCTTTGTCCTCATCACTCTTGCTGGAGCTGCCAGAAGAAGCCTTCTTGGGCGCTGTGCTGGCTGGAGCAGGAGCAGGAGCAGGAGCCGTAGAGGGTGCATTCACAGGTCGGCTAAGAGCTGCTACAGGGGGGGCAACTGTATTCACCACCACAATGGGTGGCTGAGACGCCACAGGGCGTTTGGGCAGGGCCTTATCCAAAGCCTGAATAAACTGATCAATAGCTTGCGCACTGGCTTTGGCCTTTTTCCCAGCCAGGGCAAACTGGTTCCCTGCATCAGCAAGTGCGTTGCCAGCTTTGACAGTCGTCACTGAAAGACGCAGGCCCGCTTTATCAAGCGCCTTCATTGCCTTTTCCAGATCCGCGATCTGCTGTTTCATATTTTTGGGTTCCATGACTATAGAAAATAGGCTTGTCTGCGCTGCATCTCTCGCCTACAAAAAGGCCCCGCCAACCCAGGCGGGGCCATCAACACTAACTATGTGAAGCAATCACTCGTTCTTGTTCTCCTCATCGCCTGAACAGAACATCGGGCAGTCGAGCAGCCTTACACAAGCCGCTCGACTGCCCAGATAACAAGCCAAACTTAGGACTTCTGACGCTCCATGCCATCAATCGCCAATACCGCAGCATCCAGCTCGGCACGAGACAAGGGTGTCCCGTAAGCACCGACCACGGCCGAAATATCGGCCGTACTCAATGGCAAGGGAAAGACACCACTCATCCCCATCACGACAGATCGACAACGGCTGGCCGCGTGATAAGTCATGATGATGTGGTCAGTAATCGGATCAGAGGGAGCCTCTGGCGGCACGGCTGTCCCCAGCTCCGCATAGATCAGCTTGCGCTTTTGGCTTGGCCCGGCCCACTCTTTTTCCCACTGGAACCGGGCGAGGACTTTTCCACTGTTTCCTTGACCTCCTCTTGAGCCTCTTTAGCCAACTGAGCCGCGTGCAACAGAACCCAGGTAAAAAGATCGCTATCGCCAGACAGCAAAGCCGCCGCATTCTCTGGCGAATAAGGAACCTGACGACCGGTCTCGTCCTGAATCTGACCTTTCCAATCCCGAATAATGTAACGACCCAGCAATTGACATTGAATGTCATGCTCACGGACATCACTCTCGGACACCTGAATGGAACTCAGGGATTGGCCCGCATCTTCACGGGCAATCAAACGTCGCACTCGCTCCAGAGCAATTTGATAGGCCTCGGTATCCAGTCGGGTCAGTTTGAAGGACACGTCATCGGTGTAATCCTCCCACCGCTCCTGACTCAGAACCGACTCCAGGCGCTTAATCTTCAAAGCCATGCCATCGCTCCTTAAGGTGCAGGCGCAGCAACTGGGCTACGAGTCAGCACGGGGGTTTGCTTGGCCACGGTGAAGTTCAGCTCCACTTTCAGAATGTCGCCCTTGGCACCGTTAGGCAGATCACCATCAACTTCAATGGCGGGCAGATCGATCTCGTATTTGTTGCCCAGGGTGTCGGTGATCGGGAAGGAAATGGCGATCGGGGTGCGTTTGAACTGATTCTTCCACAGCTCCCACGCCTTCTGGGACCAAGCCAGAGTCACCGTGCCGGTGATGGCGGCTGCGGTCTCGATCAGGGCGCCGGGGCCCAAACGCTCGGCACCAAAGCAGCGTTGGGTCTGCAGTTGGTTGTCAATGTTCAGGGTCAGGCCCGACACGCAAGCCTGGCCAGCCAGAGACACGCCATTGGCCTTCACATCGCCCACGCTGATCGAGGACATGAAAGGGGTTTGGCTGGGTTCAGCCGGATCGGTGGCAAAGGGAGTTTCCTTGTCTTCGTAATCCAGGCAAGACATCGTGAAGGTCACGGTGGCTTTGCCTTCCTCGGGCACTTCCAGAGCAAAGGTGCTGACATGTGCACCCTTGAACAGAGCGTAGACATCCACGTCACGATAGGCTTTGGCCACGCTGAAGGTGCTGCGGGTCTCGCCCACGCTCAGCTTGTTTTCTTTCCACTCGCCGTAGAAGGCGGCCGCCAGCAGCTCGTCAAAAGTGCCGTAGGACAGTTCGCCCGTGATGTCACCACCAATATCAATACTGGTCACGATCGAACCCTGACCAATGCGCGAATCGGTGATTTCTTCGGACTCCTCTTTGTTCAGGGTAGGAGTCAGTGTGTTGCCGGTGACGCGCAGCGTCTGCCAGCCCGAACCGGGAGTCACACCGGGAACGGTTTCTTTAACCAGGTAGCTAGTAACTTTAGCGCCAGAACTCATAATGCATCTCTCCTGTATGCAGGCAAAAAAAAACCGACGCGAGGTCGGCACAAAAAACAGGTAAAAAATTAACCAGCCCGGAACGGGACGGTCAGGTTGATCTGGTAGAACTCTTCTCGTTGTGGCCGTTTTTGCGGGTCATCCGCCGCTACATCGACCTGGCTTAGGCCCAGGCATTCCAACGCCCCCTCAGACCAAAAGGAAAAGTGTTCATCCAGGGCATCGCTCAGGCGATCCAGTTCCTGACGCCCCTGACCCAAACGATCAAAGCACTCGATCAGAATCTCGCCGGATTTGCGGGTGTAGGGTTTCGCACCCATGCCCGACATTTCCGAGTCGGTATTCTTGATCAGCAAACGGCACCAGACACCCGTATCCGGCGGGATAAAGGCCGCGTGAGCATTGGGGTACTCGATGCACTCCTGAGCAATCCCGGTCAATGCCGCCATTCGATCAATAATGGCGTTACTGATCTGTTCAAAGTTCATCTTGTGTAGTTCTCCTGAACGGTCCTGGCCATCTTCCCGATGGCGAATCGACGACTATAGGTTGCTGTGACCAGGCATAAAAAAACCCCGCCGCAATTTCTTGCTCGGGGTTGTTTCGTTTGCATTGGACGCAACTTTGCACGCCCATTATTGCAATTGTGCTTGCAGATTCATAGCGGGCCATGTTGCAGACTGCAACGCCACGCGTAAAAGGCAGAGGTTTCACCCTCTTTGATCTTGTCCACCTGGCCTGAATCCTGCAGTTGCACCAGCACGCGCTTAACGCCTTCGCGCATGGCGTTGCGTTGTGCAGTGGACAGATCCATGCCTTTGCTGACATGCCGCACAATCTGAATCATGCGGAACTCTCGTCCCGGATAGGCCGCTAACAGGTCTATGACTTCGGCTGCATACTTCACCGCAAAATCTCCTTCTCGACTGTGATTCTGAAATCCATCAAATGGCGGCGGTAGTCTTCATCCCGAAGGACCGCACCAGTCACCTTTTTGATCCACAAACGGGCTGTGGCCTGACGTTCGCTGGAGGTCAGATGGCCATACTGGGCATTCTTGCGTGGGTACTCGGCCTGTATGACCATGGCTTGATAGTGCGGCAGGCGCTGGTACAAGGCATCCACCGCCAGAGCATGGTCCTGGTGTATGGGCCGAAAGTCCTCTTGCCAGGGAACGTAGCGCTCCATATTGCCCACGGTCTGCCCAGACCAGCACCAGCGGGCCCAGTTCCAGAGCAGATCATCGCCGCTTAGGCCCTGTTTGTTTTCTGCTTTGATTGTCATGTGTACTCCTCCTTCAGGCACGCTGGACGGTGATGCCGTGCATCCAGGTCAGCAAGACACGTTTGATACCTTGAAACAGACTGTGTGTATGGCGGCCTACCTCCACAATGCGACGGCCGCTCCTGTTATCCGTGTAGGCAAAGTCCGCGATGTAGCAAATCCTGCTGGCAGGCATCAGGTGGCGGAAAAACCGTGGCGCCAGACTCCAGGATGGTTGCTGTACCAATTGCCTGATCTGGCCGCGCTGCTGCAAAACCCGTAGCTCCTTGTAGCGATGGGCCGGTGTTCCGGTGATAGGCCTACGCACTTTTTGATGAAGCGGTGTTGTCAGATCCATAACTCACTCCTTGCCCAAGGCGGCTTTAGCCATTTTCAGCACCGCCAGAGAACGCTCTTGGGGGTGCGCCAAGATCCGGTTCGCCCAGACTCGCGGGTCCTTGTTGTTGTCGCCTGAAATGACCTGGGCCAGATCGCGTACGCGTCGCTGCCCTTCCCGACGGCCTTGCTCTCTGTCTTGTGGTGAAGACAAAGCCAATCGGGGCGACGGGATTTCTGGCCATTGCCCTTTGGCCAGTTGATCGCCCAGAACTTTGTGCCAACGCTGCTCCAGCTGCGTGTAAGCCTGATTCAGCAAATCAAACTGCCCGATACTGATTGCCGCGTAATAGATCGCCGGGTGCGACCACTCGCCCATTTCTCCTCGCACCCGTGCCTGCATGCCACGCACGGCCTGGAAAAAGGCAGTCTCTGGTTCCAGTTGAGGACGGCAGGCCCGCAAGAACTCCGGCAAGCTGGGTGGCCAATCGAACATACGGCGACAATTCTTGATGCCCAGTGCCACATCCGTGGGCGAGACGCCCTCTTCATCAAAGGCCTCGGCCCAGGCTTGCTTCCAGTCTTCAATGGCTTGCTTGTCGCGGAAGTTGGAGCGGAATTTGTTGGGATAAATGCCATTGAGCCGGTTGTACAAATGGTCCATCAGGCTGATGCCTTCCAGCTTGGTGTGACGCAGCAGCCAGGGATTAGAAAAATCAGACATCGATGACATCGTCTATCTCCTCGCGTTGCCGATGACGGTTCACATAGGCCAGGGGGTCAAAACCCGATGCTTGCCCTGCACGGAACTCATTACGCCCTTCCAGCCAACTGGCTTTGCCCCCACGCCAGCCACGCAACATGCACTCGGCCAGAAAGTCATCGACGCTGTAACCCATCTCCAACGCCCGGTGGGCCTCGGCGCCCAGGCGATTCAAGGCGGTTTGCGTCAAGGGAGCTTTGATCTCGCGACGATGGCGCAGATAATCCGCGACCACTTCTGCACTGGGTTCAGCAGGCCAGGCAGAGAACTCCAGCGCCGGAGCCTTGCGCCGCGCATTTGTTTTTTCTTTATCTTTTTCTGTATCTGTCTCTCCTTCTTTATCTGTCTCTTTATCTAGCGCGTTACTTGGCCGTTTCGGTAACGTTACGGGCGCGCTACTGCCCTCCTTACCGTCCTGTTCCTGCTTTTTTCTGGCCCGAAAGCGCGCCACGCGCTCTGCGCTGCTGTCAGATTTCATCTGACGCTTGTCCCACGCCAAGGGCTGCAAAGTCTCTGGGTCGATCAAGCCCACTTCGCTTAAACGACGCACGACATCATCCAAGGTGCGCAGGTCCAGACCCAGCTTGACGGCCACCTTGCGCAGCATCAGGGTGTCCCCACTGTCGAGCACGCCCTGCCCCTTCAGACACAGCAAGGCGACGTAGTGCCATCTGTCCTCAAAAGCCAGTAGACGCAACTTCTCGTCATCCACCATCTCGGTGTAGGCACGAAACCACGGCATATTGCTCATCGGCACGCTCCATCCTGTTTTACGTTCTGCTGTGCCCAAGCCCACACAGGCTGCACTCCCAGTTTCTGTCGGGCTGGGTGACAAAACGGCATGCCCGGGCGATAAACCAGTCGGACAAGGGCTTGGCCCTTCGGCACGACCTGCCTGAGCAACGGCAAAGGCTGTACAGCGATTGGTTCTGACACAAGCTGCTTGGGCGGCGACTCCATCGCCTGCGGCCAGTGGCTTTCAATATGTTTTTTCATGGCATCCCGGAATGAAATGCCACACGCCTGAGATCTGTTTGCAAACATGTGGCGCGCAGCAGGACCCCTGACCCCAACAGGCCAAGAACATCCAATTAATAGGCAATGCCCCAAGGGCACAAGAACTGTGTCACCCCATGACACAGCCGATCAGTCAGGTTCGGCTTACAAGCCAACCCCATCTTGAATGCTTAGATATTTCTAGAACTTTCTTTGGGTGCTGGGGCAGGCACCACCGGGTTCATGTGATGGAACACCAGTTGCCAAACGCGTGGAATGACACCGGCCTTCTCCCATTGAGATATGCGGCCTTTGCTCAAGCCTGTGATACGCAGTACGGCTCGGCGACCGCCCATTTCTTCGATGATGTGTTTAGCGTTCATGTGTTGAGTATAGATAGTTCTAAACGTAAAGAAAAGAAATATCTAAACCAATGTTTAGTTTTTTCTTGTTTTAATGTTGAATATGGATATTTACTCGATTCGCCGCAGAAACCTGCAACGCCTAATTGAAGACCGCGCTCACGGCAACGCGGCTGACTTTGCACGCTCTATTGGGCGCACACGGGCGCAGTTGGCCCAGTACCTGTCATCCACCTACAACGGCGGGCGCAGCATTGGCGAACGAGTGGCGCGCGCCATAGAAAAAGAAGTGGGTCTGGAGGCACATAGCCTGGATCAACAAGGCTATGGCTATGGTGCCAAGCGTGATTTTGACTCCAACGTGCAAAACGCCATGATGGGCGAGCGGCGCATTCCCCTGCTCAACTATGTGCAGGCAGGTGTCTTTCGAGACCCGGGCCAGAACTTCACGTTTGAAGAGGTAGAGTATCTGCTGACAGATCTGTGCCTGTCCGAGCGCTCTTTTGCTCTACAGATCAAGGGCGACTCCATGTTGCCGGACTTCAAGGAAGGCGACCGAATTATTGTTGATTGCGAGCTCACGCCCCGCCCCGGTGATTATGTCGTCGCCAAAAATAGTGAAGAAGAAGCCACTTTCAAGAAATACCGCCTCCTGTGCATTGATGAAGGCGGGCAAGAAATCTTTGAACTGGTGCCGCTGAACGAAGACTACCCGTCCATTCGCAGCGACCAGCATGCCATTGAAATTATCGGCACCATGGTGGAACACCGGAAATACTATCGCCGGTCATAAGCCACTGACTGCGCGGCCTACCCGGCGTGGCGCGGCCTAACGCTTTTTCATTTCCTGATCGACCTTCTCCATCCAGGCCTGGTCGCAAGGTACGGGCTCTACAGAAGCTTTCCCGTACAAACGAAAATGGACCACGTTGCACCACTCCTGCGAGCCATAATCAGGACCATGGCCTTGGCCATCTGAAACAGCCAATTGGCGATCCACCTGTTCCAACCATGCTTGGCTGCCAACTGCCTCAGTGGGCGCCATCGTTTGACAAGCGGCTAATAATAAACTGGGGAAAAGCATTACGATTCGCATGACATCATCCAAAATAAAATAGCTATTACAGCAGAGCACAAAAAGAAATGTATTTTCAACGCTCTTTCTATGGCAAAACCATCGGGGGTTCAAGCTCGTCCCTGGCGCGTGAGACAAAAATGAAATGCTTGTTCCTGTGCCTGATCATGGCACTGCTACCTCTCGATACACAGGCACGAAATACCCCCTGTTCAGGCAAAAAAGGGGGTATTTCCCATTGTGAGGGGGAGGTTTTTGTATGCCGTGATGGTTCTGCCAGCGGCAGCAAACGATCTTGCCCCGCGTACACCGGTACAACAGGACGAAGTTCGCCATCGGCTCCACAAACGCTGCAGTCAAACAGCGCTTGCACATGTGCCAGTGGCACCTATTGCACGGGCCCGCGTGGGGGCCGCTATTGCGAAACCAGCACAGGTAGCAAGCGCTATCAACGCAAATAAAAATGCCGGCTGAAGTGCTTGCTTAGCAATTGCCTTTTTTCGCCTGGCCGGGTGGACAGTGACGCTGTCCATATCCGCCGTGCCCATCTGGATCCACAATGACAGAACCTCTGGGGGTATGAACAGCACAGGCAGAAAGAATGGATGTCAGGGTCAGGGCTAGAAACAGTGTTTTCATCATTATTCTCTGGATTTCAGACGCACCCATTGTCCTCCAAGGATAAACAACAAGGTGCTACCAATCGCGAGCAAATACGGTTGGCTTCCCAGACGCCCCCATCTCTTGCGTTGCGCGCAGCTTCGCTAGGCATAAACACGGACTTTATGTAATAATTGCGGACTTGTTGCCCCTCTAGCTCATGCTTGGTTAGAGCAGCGGACTCATAATCGATTGGTCATGGTCTGGAGGCGCAGGTAGAATACGGTTTCAAAACCGCCTCTCACGAGACGGAAAGAAAGAAAAAGGGCCTATAGCTCAGTTGGTTAGAGCACCCGACTCATAATCGGATGGTCGCTGGTTCAAGTCCAGCTGGGCCCACCAAACACCACAGGATTGCCGCAAAGGTACAATTTCGGTACAGTGCTGAATCAACAGGACTGTACCGAGACCCTATGGCAACACTGGTCAAGACGCCTTCCGGCACCTGGAAAGCTGTTATCCGCAAGAGCGGCTTCCCCACGGCAACCAAGACATTCCGCACCAAACGGGACGCGGAAGATTGGGCGCGTCGCACCGAAGACGAGATGGTGCGCGGCGTCTATATCCAGCGCGCACCCGCCGAACGCATGACCGTTGCCGACGCGCTCAAGCGTTACCTGGCTGAAGTCTCCCCGACCAAGCGCCCCACCTCTGCCATGAGCGATAACCGGCATTCCAAACCACTGATTCAGCAACTCGGCAAATATTCCCTCGCCGCCCTGACCCCAGAAATCATCGCCACTTATCGCGATGACCGTCTGGCCGGCCTGGACAGGAAAGACGCCAAAGGAAAGCCAGCCCCACAGCCACGCTCACCGAACACCGTGCGCCTCGACCTGGCACTGCTGGGCCATATGTTCAATACCGCCATGAAGGAATGGGGCCTTGGGCTGACCTACAACCCGGTACAGAGCATTCGACGCCCCACGTTACCGCCAGGACGTGAACGACGTTTGAGCATCGAGGAAGAAGAGCGGCTGATGGCCGCCGTAGATGCCCACAGCAACCCCATGCTGGGCTGGATCGTGCGCATAGCCCTGGAAACCGGCATGCGCTCGTCGGAGATCACCACCCTGAGGCGCAGCCAGGTCGATACTAAGCGGCGTATCGTGCGGCTGCTGGAAACCAAGAACACTCTTCCTCGCACCGTACCCCTGACCAGCACAGCGGCAGATACCTTCCACCAGGCACTGGCCAATCCGGTTCGCCCAATTGATACCGATCTGATCTTTTTCGGTGAGCCCGGCAAGGATGGCCAGCGTAGGCCCTACAACTTCAACAAGGTCTGGTTGAACATCAAGGAGAGTGTGGGACTGAAAGACCTGCGCTTTCACGACCTGCGCCACGAAGCGGTGAGCCGTCTTGTTGAGGGCGGCCTGAGCGACCAGCAGGTGGCCGCAGTTAGCGGGCACAAATCCATGCAGATGCTACGGCGTTACACCCACCTGCGGGCCGAGGATTTGGTGGACGAACTGGATGCCATTTCGACCCGCCGGGCCAGCAAACAGCGGAGTCCTGATAAAGGCGCTTGAAAACCCGACAGCAGTTCAATGTGACGTGCCGATGCAGGCATGTAGTGTTGTATGTTGTAGTAGCGTACAAGCTACAACATTGACCAACCGGGATCGGCTCAGAACGAAATTTTAGCGGCTAAAATCCCCGTCGCTCCTCTTGGCGTCCCAACGACTGGGATTGAGGCAGGAATCAATGCCAAGAATCACCCTGGCTGCGATCCGTAATCACCTCCCTGCCAAAACCTTCCCCACATCCACCAAGCAGACCACTGCGCACCTGCAATTTGCATGCATGCGCCAACTGACACTGCCGTGCAAACTCCTCATCATCGTTCATCCATGGTGCCCAATAGATGGGCTCCGCATTCAACGCCGACGCTGCGCCAAATTGCGAAGCGATCCACTTCCGCATAGGTTCGATCAGGCCGTACTGCTCCAGCAAACCTCGCGATCCCGGCAAAGCCATCGTACCCTCCAGAAGCACACGCATAGCCATCGGATTGCTGTCGCCGAGCACACCCCAGGCTCGAAACACTCGCAACGCAGCAGCAAAAACCTTCAGATCAGCAGTAACGCTATCCTCGCGCACCGCCGCATCACGAAAAGCGATGATGCGGGCGAGAATCGCGTCCTCAAAAAACCACTCGTTCACTATCGCTGACGGCCATTCCCCACCCGGCATCAATTTATCGGCCATACGGAAATCAGCAGGCAAAAGGCGTCCCCACAAGGCATCCCACAAAGCTACCTGGAGCGGCCCCGTTTGATAGACCTCACGGGCTGCGCGAAATAACGCATCGTTGGTATTAAGCACATCCTCGCCGGGAGAAATCTGACCACGGCGATAACGATAAATCGTTGCCTGATCAATATCGCCCCGCGCAAACCACTCGGCCATATCCGCTGGACGCTTATTACCCGCCAGGAAGTGATACCAGGCGATGGTTTTCATAGTTTCACTTTCATGGCGAGACGGACGGCCACGGGAACGAGCCGGTTTCTTGTTCTTTTGCGTGTAATTCACCATTTCCTCGCCTGTATTCATAATCTTTCCTTTCATCTAATGGTGGCTACCGAAGTCCTGCGAACAATGGTGATGCAGGGCGTATCAACCAGGAGCCAACCGATGACCACCGAAGAACAACTACTTGATCGCTATGGGCCGCTGCTCTCTTTGACCGAACTTTCCGAATTACTTAAACGTAGCCCTGATGGTCTGCGTATTGCCTTGCGAAGTCAAACCGACTTTGCATTGAAATGGAATTCGGCAAAACGCAAAGTTGGTCGCCGCGTTTATTTTCGCGCAAGCGATGTCGCCGAACTGATCGACGAATCCTGAGCACTGTACCGTGGACGATACCGTCATTATCCGCCGTCGGGTGCGCTCCAATTTCACGACGTTGCCTAACGAGCTGATCCGCGACCCTCGAATATCCTGGAAAGCTCTGGGCATCCTGGTGTTCGTCCTTTCTCTTCCCGACAACTTCCGACTTCGCCTATCCCATCTTTCCAAGCAAAAGACCTCCGGCCGTGATGCCACACGCACCGGCATCAAGGAGCTGCAAATGGCGGGTTATCTGCGCATACAGCGAGAGCGCGGGGAACGGGGCAAGTTCAGCCATACAACCTGGCTGGTCAGCGACCAACCTGACTTATCCTCACCACGATCGGATTTTCCAACTGCGGTAAATCCGACTTCGGATAAACCGTATTCGGGAAACCCGACGCTAATAAATACTAATAGTAAGAAGAACTGA